TGCGCGCATACAGTAGGCATCAAATTGTTCAGCACGCCGCAAATACCTGGAACGTATCCCCACGGCAAACTGACGACTACATTGCTCGCGCACGTCAGCTGATGCAGCTTGACGCCGAGCTAGAGCGTCCCCAATGGCTTGCCGCAGCCATTGCTCGCCTGACTGAATACGAACGCCGCGCTGCTGAATCCAACCAGCTCGGCATTGCCCTCAAGGCACTGGAAGACCAGGCCAAGCTGCTGCGCTTTGAAATGAGCTGAGCGGAAAGCTAGGGCCAAAGACCCCTAGGCCATGGCACGCAAATACGCTCGGGACAACCGTGGACGGTTTGCGCCCAAGGGAGCTGGTGCAACGGCAAGGGGCGGGCGGCTGAAGACCGCTGGCGGCAACAAGCGTGAAACGCAAAAGATCGCAGCGCTGAGCGGTGATCGCATGTCAAGCGTGCCCAAGGGCGCCATTGGCAAAACTCGCAAGCAGCGGGAGATCACTATGATTGACCGCCCGCAAGGCCAGCGGGTGGCCTACAACCAAGGTCGGGCGCAACAGCAAGCAGCAATCGCGGCAAGAAAAGCTCCTAGGCCTTCAGCTGCCAAGCGCATAAAAGCAAATGCTCCCAGCAATACACTCGGCAACAAGACGGGCCAAAGCAAGACGCTAAACAGGTTCAACAGCAGACCAGAGCGCACACGCGGCGCCTATGTCGGTGGTCGCTATGTGGACAAGGCAAAGCTGACTGGACGCCAGCCACTGGACCTAGGCCGTGGCGATGATCGTGCATTTGGTCGGGTGGCTACAAAATCTGCGCAAAAACAAGCTGCAGTTTCATCACGCAAGGCTGCTCTTGAAAAAGGAGCGCAGCGCAGCAATTCAAAAGCAGACCGCATTGATAGAAAGGTGGCAGCCCTTGAAAAGCAGTATCGTGGTAAAGATTCAGCTTTCTACACTCAAGGCGTTAAACCTGCTGGGCGCGATCAAATGATTGCCAAATCACGCCAAGCGGCTCAGCTGCGCGAACAATCCGCGTCTCTTCGCCAAAAAGCCTCCAACGCTCAGCGAATGGCAAGCCGCATAAAGCCACCAGCGGCTCCTAAGTCAAGTGGCGGCAATGCCAGGCTTGAACGAGCGATTCGAAACGAAACGGCTGGCAGCACTCAAGCACGGCGTAATCCAAAGGGCTATCAAAAGCGGATTACCGCACTGACAGCGCAACAGATCTATAAAACTGGTGACTTTATGGCAGGTCTCAGCGTTGCAAAAGCTGCTGGTAAAGGGTTCAGGCTGCCGCGTGCAATGCGTCGCCGGTAATTTGACTAGTCTTAGCTAGGCCTAGCCATACTTCATGGAATCCTTCATCGCGCAGCTGGAAGACCTCATTGAGGCTTCAGAAGATGCCACCACGGCTGAACTGATCGCTGCCTTGGAGATCACCAAGCAGTCGCTGATCCTGTCTTGTCTGACCGATGAGGTCGAAGAATGAAGCCCGTTGTCACCGCTGTGGGGCGTCTGCTGAAGCCCAAAGGCGACGAACCCCGTATCCATCACGTCATCGCCGTTAAGCCTGACGGCACGGCCAAGACCATCATCCGCCGCCCGGCATGAGCCTGCTGGCCGGCATTGCCGATGGCCCCTTGCTTGGCTTTATCCAAGCCACGACTCAAGAGGACACGACCGACCTCCTAACCCGCATCCGGGCTGACCTGCACCCTGGTCAGCTCGCCTTTGTCGATGACACCTCCACGCAGATCATCGGCATCTCTGCTGGCTACGGCGCCGGCAAAACCCGCTCGCTCTGTGCCAAGGCTGTGCACCTAGCCGCTGCCAATCAAGGCTTTATCGGTGCGGTCATGGAACCCACCGGCCCCCTAATCCGCGACATCTGGCAAAACGACTTCGACGACTTCCTAGAGGCTTACGACATCCCCTATACCTTCCGCGCCTCACCGCTGCCGGAATACACCCTGCACCTGCCTGGCGGCGACACCAAGATCCTGTGCCGATCCTTTGAGAACTGGTCGCGCATCATCGGCCTCAACCTGGCCTGGGTGCTAGCCGACGAGATCGACACCGTGGCGCCCAGCATCGCTAGCAAGGCATTCCCCAAGATCCTGGGCCGCTTGCGTGCAGGCAACGTGCGGCAGTTCGGCGCAGCATCCACGCCAGAAGGCTTCCGCTGGATGTGGAACACCTTCGGCAGCGATGAAGCCCAGCAACGGCCAGACCGCAAGCTGATCAAGATGCGGACGGCAGACAACCCGCACCTGCCACCGGACTTCATCGAGCGCCTGCAGGCCAACTATGACCCACAGTTGCTGCGCGCCTACCTAGACGGTGAGTTCGTAAACCTGACCACCGGCCAGGTCTATGACCGCTTCAACCGCATCAAGCACGTCCGCGACGACTTTGCCCCCATCGAAGACGAGGAAACCATCCTCGTGGGCATTGACTTCAACGTGGGCAACACCAACGCAGCTCTAGCTGTGCGTCGTGGCCGCGAACTCTTCTTCTTTGATGAGATCGCGGGCGCCCATGACACTGATGCCATCGGCCAAGAACTCCGCCGTCGTTACCCGCACGCCCGCATCCTCGGCTACCCCGACGCCTCAGGTGCTAACCGCAGCACCAACAGCACCCGCAGCGACGTGGCCATCTTGGCCAGCTACGACATCAGCAACATGGCTCCCAAAGCCAACCCACCCATCCGTGACCGCGTGGCCGCTGTGCAGGCAGCCTTAGAAAACGGCAAAGGCGAGACGCGGCTATGGGTGCATCCACGCTGCCGCAAGCTGATCGAGTGCCTAGAGCTGCAGAGCTATTCAGAGCGTGGTGAGCCCGATAAGGACGCTGGTTACGACCACATGAACGACGCTGCCGGTTATCTGGTGCATCGCGTGTTTGAAGTGGGCCGCGCCACGGCAGGCAAAGCCGTGCGCAACCTGCGTCTGTATTAACGATGCGGAAAAATAGAGCAGTAAGTTTGCCGCAGTGATAACCACGACCGCTGCTGCCCTTGCCTTTACCGGCACCATCCTTGATCTCAAGGTGGAAGATCCAGGCATGGCCTGGCGGCGGATGGAGCCCCGCTGGGAACTGATTGAGGCCCTCATCGGTGGCACGCTGATGATGCAGGCCGCAGGCCGCCGCTGGCTGCCGCAGGAACCCAAAGAATCTGACGACAGCTATAAGGCCCGCCTATCCCGCTCAGTCTGCCCGCCGTACTACCAGCGGCTTGAGCAGATGTTGGCCGGCATGATCAATCGCAAGCCGGTGCGCCTCGATAACGTCAACGAGGTCATCACCGAGCACCTGTTTGACACGGACCTGCAAGGCAACGACCTCAACGTCTTCTCATACGACCTAGCCCGCAAAACCCTGCGCTACGGCCACTGCGGCGTGCTGGTGGATTTCCCTCGTGGCGATGAGAATGCCCAAGAGGATCGGCCCTATTGGCTGACCTACACACCCCGCGACATCCTCGGCTGGCGCACCGACATCCTCAACGGCAGCCAGAAGCTCACCCAGATCCGTCTCCGTGAGCAGGTGGTTGCCCCGTATGAAAGCGGCAACGGCTACGGCGAGCAGATCATTGAGCAGATCCGCGTACTGGAGCCCGGCAGCTTTCAGTTGTTCCGCAAAACGCCCAGCAAAGGCGGCGATTACGAGCTGATTGCTGAAGGGCCTACCACGTTGGACGAGATCCCCTTTGCGGTGGCCTATGGCAACCGCATCGGCCAGCTGGAATCCACCCCGCCGCTAGAGGAGGTGGCGTTCCTCAACCTGCAGTCGTACCGCGTTGGCTCTGACCTGAGCAACCAACTGCACATCGCTGCGGTGCCACGGTTTCACCTGTATGGCGTGCCGGCAGAGCTGGATGAGATCACCGCAGGCCCCGACTCGGCCATGGCTTTGCCGGTGGATGCTCGCGCTGAGTTCGTCGAGCCCCAAGGCACCAGCTATCAATTCCAGTTCCAGCAGCTGGAATCCATCCGCGAGCAGATCAACCAACTGGGCCTCGCTGCCGTGATGGGCCAAAAGAATGTGGCCGAATCCGGCCTGTCCAAATCCATGGACCGCAGTCAAGGCGACTCGGCCCTGATGACCGTGGCCCTTGGCATCCAAGACACCATTGACAATTGCCTCAAGTACCACGCGGCTTACTTGGGCATCAGCAACCCTGGCAACAGTATGGTCAACACCGACTTTGTGAGCCAGCGCATTGAACCGGGTCACGCTGCTGAACTGATGAAGCTCTGGCAATCAGGTGCCATCACTCAAGAAACCCTCCTGATTCAATTGGCTGATGGGGAATGGCTCTATGACGACTTCTCGGTAGACGGTGAACTGGAAGCCACCGCTGCCCAACAGCAGGCCCGCCTAGAAGCGCAGGAGGCCCAATTGCAGGGTGCCATCAACGAGCTGCCAACTGCACCAGCCAACGACAGCCAAGAATCCAACAATGGCGACAACGAGGATGCCTAGCATCAATAGCTGCATCTTCCCAAAAGGAAGTAACATCTAAAGCGTAACGACTTGGTATTTATGTCTGAGGAATCCTCTGCCCCTGTGGAGCAGTCGCTAGAACCCTCTGCCGTTGAAGCTGAACTGGAAGCGCTGCGGCGTAAAAACCGTGAGCTACTGGACGAAGCCAAGAAAGCCAAGGCCAAAGCACAATCCATCCCTGATGGCATCGACGTGCAGGAACTCATTGAGTTCCGCAACCGCCATGAGCAGGCCAAGCTGGAATCTGAGGGCAAGTACGCCGAAGCCCGCCAAGCCCTAGAAGCCCAATACCGCGAGCAAACTGCCGCCAAAGATCAGCGCATCAGCGATCTAGAGGCCAAAGTGCGGGAGCTGGAATTGGTCTCCCCCGCCATGGCTGCCTTGGCTGAAGTGGTCCACGACCCTGAAGCAGTCTTGCGCCTTAAGCTCAAGCCTGAGCAAATGGAACGCGAACCCGATGGCACCGTCGTGGTGGTCGATGGTTACCAACGCACGCCGGTTAAAGAGTGGGCCAGCAGCCTGCCCGCCTGGATGCAAAAGGCGCCTAAGCCCCAAGGTTCCGGCGCACCAGCCGGTAATCGGGCCAGCAGCACCGCGCCAACAACGACCAAGAATCCATTTACCCGCGAACATTTCAACCTGACAGAGCAAGCCAGGATCTACAAAACTGACCCTGATCTCTACCAACGGTTAAAAGCTGCGGCAAAGTAGCTTCAACTGGGATGGCTTGTG